ATGATACAAGATGAGCATGATTCTTCGCCACTTGATACTGAGTACGCAGAATTTTGGGATACCTTCAATAAGCGGTATGAGGATCCACTGGTCATAGATGTTAAGAAAGCCTATAGATGGTTTATTGAGATTATTGGTGAAAATGAATGGTTTGAACGTAGAGCAAAAGTAATAAACTACTTTAGGAATATGTCTGAACGGTTATATTCAACAAATACAAGCGTTTCATTTCAGGATAAAGATTCGAGGTTGGCATTTTATGATGATTGGGTTGCTTGGTATTTATACTTAGCAGAGTCTTTGGCTGACAGGCCTACCGTTGATGAGCCTGCTCAATCGTCAAGAATATGGAATTTCCTTGCAATGATAGGTGAACATGCCGAGGCATTAAAAACAACAAAAGGAATTAACGAGAAACTTCATGATTTGTTAATAAAGCCGGGTAATCAACCAGACTCTACTTTGTTTGAATTGGTTGTGGCTATTTGTTATTTAAGAAATGGATGGGCTGTAGAATTCATCCCGGAAACAGGCGCTCGCAAAACTCCTGATCTTTTTATCGTGAAAGGGAGTGAGCAATTTTATGTAGAGTGTAAGCGACTAGCTAAAGTAACTCAGTATTCTGAGGAGGAACGCGGGGAATGGGTTGAGCGCTGGCAGGTTGCACTGCCTTTGACAATACGGTATCCGGCACCTGTTTTCTTTAATGTCTTATTCAAGGTTGAAATAAATAAAACTAGCAAAAGTATATTTCGTGGTGCAGTCGAAACTATATATAAATCCGGCGTACTGACTAAAGGCCAGTATGCTGTATGCGAAAATGATGAAGTATTGGTTCAAGCGCACTTGATTGATATGCAAAGAGTGGATGAGCACCTAGATAAATGGAATGTTAAATATCCATCCCCTCAATTAAATTCTCTCTTAGATGATGATTATGATTCGCAAGGTAGCTACACTATGGCTTGCCAAGCGCAATTATGCACATTTAGCAACGATGAATTCTGCACTAACAATATTTTTGTAGATAAATTGAAAATGCCTTTTTGCGCTAAATGGGAATGTGTCGCCGAAGAATCATTGAATAAAAAAGCTAAAGACGTTAAAGGGTTGCTGGTAAAGGCTGTAAAACAAGCTCCATTGGACGGTTCAACGATAGTGCATATTGGTTATGAAACATTACATGGGCCTGAGGTTGAATTTATTCGTGAACGTAAAATCTGTGAGCTGTTAGCAAGTTTTGATTATGGAGAGAAGGACATTGCAGCAATTTACTGTCATTCATTTCAGCCTAGGCTATTTGCTGATGGTAACTGGGATTATGCTGAAACAGTTCGCTACTTCAGTAAAAGTAGAAATGCGGAAAATCTTTTGCAAAACAAACTATTGCTATCTAGAGCAGGTACAGTTGAAAGCAATGATACCCATTGGGCACAGGATTTTAGAGAGCGGATGAATAAATAACACTTTAAAGAAGTCTTATTCATATATCGCTTAAGGGGTTGAGTTTCACCGCATCCTCCAAATGGTCAGGGGCAAAATGGGCATATCTCATCGTCATTTTAATGTCGGTATGCCCCAGAACCCGCTGCAGTACCAAGATATTTCCGCCGTTCATCATAAAATGACTGGCGAATGTATGGCGCAGAACGTGGGTCAATTGCCCGGCTGGCAGCTCTATACCTGTTCTCTCTAGGGCTGAGCGAAATGCGCCATAACAGTCTGAGAACAGGCGTGATTTCTTATCTGTCGGGAGCCTTTCATAAAGTTCTTTGCTTATCGGGACGGTGCGGTTTTTCCGGCCTTTTGTGTACGTGTAAGTGATTTTATACTTTGTTAGCTGGCTTTTTCGCAGTCCTTCAGCCTCAGACCATCGCGCACCTGTTGAAAGGCAGATTCGAACAACCATTTCGAGATCGGGGTGCTCATGCCTGCAACATTCATCAAGCAGAAGATGGATCTGATCCTTGTTGAGCCACGCCATTTCGATTTCTTCAGTGCGAAATGGACGCATGTTTTTTAGAGGATTTTCGCCTTTCCATTCACCCAGGCGGCTCAGTTCATTGAATACGGCGCGAAAATAAGCCAGCTCTAAATTTACGGTGCGGGGGGAAACCTCTTTGACACGGTTAGAGCGGGCGAATTTACCCGCTATTCTTTTTTCGCGGTAGCGCGAAAACATCTGTGCGCCAAAGTCTCGCGCCAGAGGTTCGCCCATGCACTCAAAGGCATGATGCATTGCATCTTTTCGTTTTTCGCCGTCTTTGAGTGTAATCCCGTGGGCGCTATACCAAGCATCCACCAAATCTTTGAGCGAGCGGCGATCTTCTGGTTCGTCGTTCCATGGCTTTTGGACTGTGTGTTGTTCGAAAGCCAGCGCCTCACCTTTTGTGGCAAATTTTTTCCTGATGCGCTTACCTTTCGGGCCATTGGGATATAGCTCACAAAGCCATCCCCCCGTAGGGTTCTTACGGATAGCCATTAGTTAACCTCGCTGTACTTCCCTATCACTTTTCCGACTTTAGTAATTTCTTCAACACCACATTCGAATGGAACTTTGCCACCTGCAACGTGCAACCTTTTACCTGGTAAGACAGTTAGTTCTCTGATACTAACCGCCCCCTCTATATCAATGAGCCATAGGCCATCAGATAAAGGTGCAGAACGCTCAATGAAATAAGTTTGATTGTCCAGAGTGATACACATCGGTTCGGTTAAAGGTTTCCCAAATAGCATAGGGGATACAGGGAAAGTACTCGTATTGTGAATTTCGCCATCTAAAAGAGTGAAGTATGGGATCGCAAGAGTATCAGGTGTCAGATTCTGGATAGGCTCGCCACTAAATTTTGGTCCCTCTCCAGTGATTAACCAGCTAATGCTTGCTCCAGTATCCAGGGCACAATACACAGCAAAATCATATGATAGCGGGCCCCTACGGTATCTATTTGAGAGCGAGCTGGCGGCAATATCGAAGTGATTTGCTAGCTGAATTTTTTGAGTAAAGCCGTAAACCTCGCAGATGCGATCTAAGACCTTAACATTATCAACTTTGCTTAAATCTATCTTCATATTGGAATTCCATGTTGACTACAGCTTTCTTAAGCTGTAAATTTTCAAAAGTCGAAGTCACTGATAGCAATCGCTGCTAATCGTTAGCAATCTGTGACAAACATTAACGAACTGGGAATGATGCAACATGGCTAGTGAAATTACAATCGTCAAAATCCCCCGCGAGAAGGTCTATCCAGAAGAATTTGCCTCTCTGGAAGGCGTTTCTCTATGCACCGTCCGCCGTTGGACCACTGGCAACAGCCCTTGTCTGCCTATTGAACCCCGTGTAATCAAGCCGGGTCGTGTTCGTGCAGGGGGGCGTGTCCGCATCCTTTACGCGCAGTGGAAAGAAAAACAGGTCCGTGATGCATTGGGCCACTCCCGTTTTCAAATCATTGTTGGCGCGTGATTCACTTTATGTGAATTAAAAGGATGCAACATGTTTGATTTTCAGGTTTCCAAACATCCTCATTATGACGAAGCGTGCCGGGCTTTCGCGCAGCGTCACAATATGGCGAAGCTGGCCGAGCGCGCGGGTATGAACGTTCAAACGTTACGAAACAAGCTCAACCCGGAACAGCCTCACCACCTCACACCGCCGGAGATTTGGCTGCTTACCGATCTTACTGAAGACTCGGCGCTGGTAGACGGCTTTCTGGCAATGCTTCACTGCTTACCCTGTGTACCAGTCAACGAACTGGCAAAAGATAAATTACAAACCTATGTCATGCGCGCTATGACTGAGCTCGGCGATCTGGCTGGCGGTGCTGTTTCCTCTGAACGTCTTACCCCGGCGAGGAAGCACAGTATGGTCGAGAGTGTGAATTCTGGTATACGCATGCTTTCGTTGACAGCTCTGGCACTACAAGCGCGCCTCCAGGCTAACCCGGCAATGTCCAGTGTCGTCGATACCGTTAGCGGTCTCGGTGCATCGTTTGGCCTGATGTGAGGTGATGATGAATAACGAACCTTCATTAGCGTCTCTACTCGTTAAGCAAAGCCCCGCCATGCACTACGGACACGGCTGGATTATCGGCGAGAACGGTCAGCGCTGGCACCCGGTTCGCTCACACACTCAGGCAAAGCCTGTTTCTTTCAAGGGGGCTGCATGGCTATCGAAGCTGTTTCTGCAACGGTTCCGCTGAGCACTGGCGCGCGCATGGCCGGCCTGAATCATATCGCTGAAATACGCGGGCGCTTCTGGGGTGATAGCTGGAAAGAGGTCGAGCAATTCGTCGCGAATATGCGCGATACACGCGACCCACAGCATGAAGACAACGAGCGCGCACTGGCCGCTATTTTCTTTCTGGCAAAAATACCGGCAGCTCGTCACGGGCTCAAATTAAGTGAGCTGACTACTGACGAGAAAAAAGCGCTTATTTCAGCAATGAACCATTTTCGCGCAGTCGTGAGCTTATTTCCCAAACGGCTAACCATGCCGAATTAATACCAACAGAAATTTAATGGCGTAAACCCGCCGGGCATTTCTTTGCCCAAATTCAGGAGAAAGAACAATGCATAAAGAATTACCAAAAATGTTTATAGATGAAACCGACCCGCTTATGGCGGTGATAGATATTGCCAAACGTGAGGAACGTAAAGGCCGAGCGCTCGCTGTTTCAATCCGGCTTGAGGCGCTGGCAACCCATATCACCAACAAAGGATTAAACAGCATTGAAGCGGCTGAATTGCTGCGCCGGGAAGCTACCCGCTACGAAAACGAATCTCAGGAGCTCCACTGATGGCGGATGCAATGGATTACATCCAGCAGCGCGAGCAGGAAGAACGCGAGCGCCACATCAACAACGCGCGCAGCCGTATAAGCGAGCCATCTCGTTTTATTTGCGAAGAGTGTGAATCACCAATACCGGAAGCCCGTCGCATGGCGATTTATGGCGTATCGCTTTGCGTGACCTGCCAGCAAATGCTCGAACTCAAAAACAAGCATTACAGGGGGGCAATTTGAGCAAGACGCACAACCTCAAAACACGACCTGAACATTTTCGGGATGTTCTTCTTGGTATTAAAAGAGCCGAGCTACGTCGCGCCGACCGTGATTTCGCGGTCGGGGATTCGCTCTGTCTGAATGAATATGGCGAGTCAGAATATGATGCAAATCTTGTCGGGTTTACAGGTGCTTTTATTTTCGTGCGGATTACCCATATCACTGATGTCAGCGAATGGGCGCCGGGATATGTGATGTTAAGCATTGAGCGCCGTCAGGCCAGCGCAACATGACGGTAAACGTAACCTATGCCTGGCCGTGGAACACTCCACGGTCAGCCATCGCCAGCCCTTATCTGACCTACGCCGAACAGCATCGCCGCGATCATATGATTGCGGCGTTGCTGCATGCGCGCAAGGCGTTATCGCTTCAGCCTGAATGCGTCCGTTATGACGTGTATCGCACCGCCGCTACTCTGGAACAACATCATCACATCCAGCGAGCCAATGCCTTTTTAATCAGCTTCTGCAAAAAAGCATTGCCGCGCCTTGAGCTGGTCGCAAAAAAATATAAGTCCACCGGCATTAATCACGATGTATCTGCCGCCATTTTTAACGGCCATTTTGATACCGGCGTGTTGCAATATCTGGCCTCACGCTTGGTGAATATGGTGGCGCGGTTTAACCGGCTCCCGGATATGTCGAAAGCCGATATTGACCTCCTTGCCGCCGACATCGCGAATTTTATTCGCGGTGAGCTGGCGAATAATGACGATGCTGATGCCGGGGAACTTAAGACACTTTATCGCTGGTACATGCGCGCCGGTATGATTGCGATGCAATTCAACGTCACTCCGCCGCACTGGGAGCGCGTTACAGGCAAATATGTCGGCCAGGACGAGATCGCACCGGCAGTTATGCGCATGTTTAATGAAACATGGTGGCGTGGTCGCTTGCGCCGTGTTGCATCTGCCTGGCGCGAACATCTGCAAATTGCCGTTGGCAACGTCAGCAAGAAAAAACACGCCTATGCCAGCAAATCATGCGTGACAGACTGGCGCGAGCAAAAGCGCCGAACCCGCGAATTTCTGAAAGGTCTGGAGCTGGAAGACGAAGACGGAAACCGCATCAGCCTGATAGAAAAATACGACGGGTCGGTCGCTAATCCGGCCATTCGCCGCTGCGAGCTGATGACCCGCATTCGTGGGTTCGAAAATATCTGTAATGAGCTTGGTTATGTCGGCGAATTTTATACGCTGACCGCACCGTCGAAATATCACGCCACAACTAAAGCGGGCTACCGTAACCACAAATGGAGCGGCGCAAGCCCGTCCGATACGCAGAATTATTTAACCTCTCTCTGGGCGCGCATCCGCGCCAAACTTCACCGCGAAGAAATCCGTATTTTTGGCATTCGCGTCGCCGAGCCACATCACGACGCTACGCCGCACTGGCACATGCTGATGTTTATGTTACCGGAAGATATCGAGCGTGTTCGCAAGGTTATTCGTGATTATGCGTGGCAGGAAGATGAGAGTGAACTCAGTAGCGATAAAGCCAGAAAAGCACGTTTTCACGCCGAGGCTATCGATCCGGAGAAAGGCAGCGCAACGGGGTACGTTGCTAAATACATTTCCAAGAATATTGACGGCTATGCGCTCGATGGTGAGAAAGATGACGAAAGCGGCGAGTTGTTGAAAGAGACGGCTCTCGCTGTTTCAGCCTGGGCTGCTCGCTGGCACATCCGGCAATTCCAGTTTATCGGTGGCGCGCCTGTGACTGTCTACCGTGAATTGCGTCGCCTGGCTGATACCGAAACCGCTCACGGTCTTAGCGTGGAATTTGCCGCCGTTCATGATGCCGCTGATGCCGGTGACTGGGCGGGCTATGTCAATGCACAGGGCGGCGCGTTTGTCCGTCGTGATGATTTGCAGGTTCGCACGCTCTATGAGTCTCGCGCCGAGTTTAACCAGTATGGCGAGGAGACTGTCTGCATTCGTGGCGTGTACGACGCCACAGTCGGCACAGGTTCACCGATTCTGACCCGCCTCACTCAGTGGAAGATTGTCCCGAAACGCGCCGTTGATTTGGCCGTTGACCTTAAGGGCGCGACCGCGCCCTCTCGGAGTTCTGTCAATAACTGTACGGGGAGCGAAAGCGATCCACTGGAACTGGATTTATCAAAACCATTAAATCGATATCAGCGACGGCAGCTAACTAACCGGTTAAGGGATAAAAAGCCGACCGAGCGCCGCAATTTTATCCACGGAACACCAGCGCAGGACAGCGCGATAACCAGGACGATTGACGAAATACAGCTTTTAACCGGCATCACTATAAGCAGAGGCGAAGCGCTGCACTTAATGACGCATGGCAAAAGCTGTTTTAACGGAAAATGGTGTCGGGGATCCGTAGCAGGAGAGGTTTTTTCTACCGCCCCTCCATTTTTTGCAAAGGCTAAGGAAATCCTTGCCCGTGTTGCCGTTTTGTCTGGAATAGTGAAAGAAAACTGAGAAGACGTTCAAATTTATATCTCAAAGATACAAAGGGTTATGGTTTATTTTTTTATTTCACTTTGTGCAAACAATCATTATACTGTATGTTTGTACAGTATCTCATGTGGGGGAAGTTTTGTGAGAAACGAATTAAAAGAACTGGTCATGCTTGAGCGTGTCGAGTTGATTGCGCGTCTGACTACTGAGGGAACGTGCCATGAAAGGGATCGCGAAATAGCACTGAATTTAATCGCCGTATTGGCAAAGGGGGAGATATTGAAAAATCGTGATTTTTCAATGGCTTTTTCTGACATTGATACTGACTTTTATGATTTTGATGACGCGTGTTCAATTCAAAAAAATCATAAAAATGTATGTTGACATAATTGCTGGTATTTACTTGATAAGGATGTTGAAGTAAGTTCGCTATGGATACTCACAGCAGTGAAGGAACATGCAATGGCGCTCGAATATAAAAAATTTCAGGAAGTGAATTTATCAGATCCTTTTTTTGACTCTCTCAAAGAAGATTATCCGGAATTTGTAGATTGGTTTGTTAGAAAAGAAAATGAAAAAGCATATGTTTCACTTAATGAACATCGACTTTTGGATGGTTTCCTCTATCTCAAAATTGAAGATGAAGCATTGACTGATTGCAATCCGGCATTTCCTAAGAAGCTAAGAGTAAAATGTGGGACATTTAAGATTGATGCTCATGGAACAAAATTGGGTGAGCGATTTGTACGTAAGATTTTTGACTTTGCGTCAACGCAAGACGTAGAGGAAATATATGTTACTATTTTTGATAAGCATAAAGGATTAATTGGGTTGCTGACCCGTTATGGTTTCAGATTGGTATCAAGGAAGAACAAAGTGACTCCGAGCGGAAATGAGGGTGTTTACTTAAAAGATTTTATTTGGAGGGACTGAGAATGGATTACAAAAATTACCCCATGATAAAAATGCAAGAGCGGAATTTTTTATTGGGCATTTATCCTAAATGGCATACACGTCTTTTCCCTGAGTCGATACTTCGCAATGAAAATGAGTCTATTATTGAAGACGTATCTCATACAAATAGTATTCATAAAGTTTATTTGACCAAAATGCGTGATGTGCCCCAACTCCGTGCCGGGGATAACCTGTTGATATATCGTACAAGTGATGGGCAAGGAAGCGCAAGGTTTCGCTCCGTTGCAACTTCAATCTGTGTGGTTGAGGAGTATAGAAATATTAATGAGTTTGAAACTCTTGCCGAATTTAAAGCGTATTGTGCGCCATATAGTGTGTTTAGTGACGCAGAATTGAATCAGCTATATGGTACAAAAGAGTACCCATATATTATAAGGTTCAGCTATAATTTCCCATTGAAGAAAAAAATTATTAGGCAGATTCTTATGGATATTACCGGTTATACAGATAATGATTATTGGGGGTTTATGACGCTAACCAATACTAATTTGATGGATATCCTTAAGGCTGGAGGCGTTAATGAAAGTCTTGTTGTCAATTAAGCCTGAGTATGCTGAGTCTATACTTATCGGTGATAAAAAGTATGAGTTCCGTAAAAGCATTTTTAGAAATAAAGATGTTAAAACGGTTGTTATTTATGCAACCATGCCCGTCGGGAAAGTTATTGGTGAGTTTGAAATTGATGGTATTTTAGCTCTCGATCCGACCGAGCTTTGGAAAAAAACAAAACGTTACGCAGGAATCTCTCGAGATTTTTTCGATAGTTATTTCTCTGAAAGAGAGCGAGGGTTTGCTATTCAGGTTAAAAACCCTAAGCGATATGATACACCTCTGCACCTTAACGAGCTGGTTCCGGGAGCAGTACCTCCACAATCGTTTAGATATATTTGATGGGAACGAGCGCAGTGCGCTCGTTTTTCTCATCTAAGAAAGGATAGTATCAACAATTTCACTAAAATCTTCTTTTGATGGTGATTTAAGTATAATTAAAGGAATTCTCATTTCTTTTGCAACAGCAATAGCATTTTTACGCTCAAGTTTCATGAGTTCTTGAGGAGAGAAACTGAGATTAGCGCCACGATCTTTAAACCTTTCTATTATCGTTGATTCCTCTGATTCTACCAGAACGATCCCACTAATTTCCATTTCATGAAAGACAGAGTGATTAATTTCTATGAAATTACTTTCATTAGAAACTAAAACAAAGTGGCCATCAAGAAGTATATCTTGTTCAGCTCCTTGAAAATTAGACAACTGTTCTATTAGAATTTTTTGATTCTCTGCCGCATTGTAAGTTTTTTTATCTAATCCCCAGTTTTCCGACCTTCCTTTTGCTATCAAGTCACTTGCGCTGCTATGTATAACGTTGTGATTTTCAATGAAATTATTGCAAAGATAACTTTTTCCTACAGCATGGGCACCAGCGATAAATAAAATCATACATTAACCTTTAGGTCGTATTGGTCTTGTGGTAGGAAAAGAAGTATCATAGATGGTGTGTCGATTCAATGATTATGGTGATAATAATGAGAGAGTATTTGGCGCTTTCTATTATGAGTCCGGCGGTTGATAACGTTTTATTAGGAAGTAAAAAGGTTGAAATAAGATCATGGGTGCCTCCTAAATTACCTATTTATAATTTGGTGTTGGTTCAAAATAATAAATATCTACATGAGGGTGAAAGTGATTCTAATGGTGTCGCGTTAGCCGTGGTTGATATTTTAGAAACGAGCGACTGGACATATGGTGATTATCTTAGACAATCAAATGAAGTAACCTTGGGAAGGAAGTGGAAAGAAGGCTATTATTTTTGGAAACTTGAAAATATACGAAAGATAGTTAATAAGCCTATGGCTGTTGCGAAAGGAGGTGTTTATAAAATTATTCTTCCTGAGATTATTGTGGAAGGATGTGAATGATGCCATTGCGAAAGTAAGCGGTTTTGTTTTTATGCTTTTGATATTGATGGTTCTTAGTTAATTCATTGAGAACAACGCATCCTGATGTCGCATGAATTTGCATGCGTTAGGTCTTATCGAAATTGACGATCCCTACCAGTGCTGTTGCGGATTCGGCGACCTCGTAAAACTGCATTACAACCGACCCATAAAGCGGGCAGGCGAGGCGGGGATAGCATTGCGCGCGGCGGGGTGTGCATGATTTAAAATAATGCGCGCCAGCGCCTCGCTGTGAGGCGCTGCGCTGTCGGGGTGGATGATGAGGCGTGCGTGCTGATGCGGGGCGTGTGGTGCGTCTGAGCGCGTATGCGGCGGGGGGCGAAAAAGCCGCCATACGGCGGCCTGCTTTAATCGTTGCTGCCGTCGAGTGAGTAGGCTTTAAAGCGGATCACTTCCATTCCCGCCCAGTGATTCACTTCCCTGATCCGGTCCTGCAACGGGATAAGCTCGTTACGCACAAAGACCTTTGCCACCTTCTCGATATCGCCCAGGCTGCCGACGTTCTCGGGCTTGCCACCCATGAGCTGAAACGGGATGCGGTGCGCATCGAGCATGTCGGACGCGCTCACCTTTTTAATATTGAAAAAGTCGTCTTTGGTGGCGACCTCGCTTAACGGCACGATTTTAATCCCGTCGGGTTTTCCGTTCGGCGCGTAGAAAAACAGATTCTTAAAATTGCCGAGCCCTTTCGAGCTGCGCATCGCATCGCGCATCGCCTCAACGTCAGTGCTGCTCTGCGCCGCGTCGGTCACGTACATGATGTAACCGGCGTGCGCGCCGTTCTGGTAATACTTACGGCGAAACAGCGTCGCGGATTCGTTCAGCCAGGCTGAGTTAAGCGCGCTGAGATATTCCGGCATCCCGTAAAGCTCCTGGTTAATATCCGGCTCCAGCAGGTGAAACACCGAGCCCGGTTCAAACTGCTGCGGCTGCGAAAAGCCCGGCACCCACCAGTAAACATCCTCCTCCACGCCGCGCCGCGTGTATTTGGCTGGCGAGGCATCCAGCCTGATAACCTTGCCGGTCACGCTTTTTCGCGCCTCAAGAAAGGCATTACCGAACACCAGAAAATCCAGCACGAAGCGGCTGAAATCCTGCTGTGATAACAGCGGGTGCGGAATAAACGTACTTGCCAGAATATTGCGCTTCACGTAAATCGGCGAGCTGTGATGCACGGCAGCACGCAGGCTTTTTGCCAGGCCTGCGAAGCTGACCGGCGGCTCGTACCATTTGCCGTTACTGATGCACTCGACATAATCAAGAATATCGCGGCGGTCAAGCACCGGTGTCGGCTCGCCAAACGTGAAAGCTTCCATCTTTTGCGTGCCGGCGGTGGTCGTGGCCGCGCGGTTATCGCGCTGGCGGTTTTTACGTTTACTCATCAGTAAAACTCCAGAATTGAGGATGATGCCTGGCCGCTCCCGGCGGTCAGCGGCTCGTTTAAGAGGGCGTGCATGGTGGCCCACGCAACATCCGCGTGACTCGCTTCCTCGCTGCGGCTCGCCTCATAGGTGGCGCTGCGCCCGCTGCTGGTCATGGTCTTGCGGATAGCCATAAAGGACTGCGTGATATCCGTGGCGCCGGCGTCGTACTCCAGACAGCCGCGGCTGATGGTGTCTTTTGCCTTCAGCACCATTGCGGTTTTAACTTCCGGGCTGTAACGGATTTCGCGCGCGGCAGGCCAGAAGGCGCGCACAAGCTGAAACACGCCCTGCCCGATGCCGGTTGCATCGATGCCGATGTACTCGACCTGATATTTTTCAGTGAGCTCGCGGATGGCCTGCGCCTGGGTGGCGAAGTCCATGCCTTTCCACTGGTGGCGCTCCAGAATGCGGAACTTACCGCCCGAGACAACCGGTGGGGCCAGCACCACGCAGCCGGCAGAGTCGCCGGTGTGTGACGGGTCGTAGCCAATCCACACCGGACGCGAGCCGAACGGGCGCGCCGCGAAGGGCGAGAAATCTTCCCACTCCTCCAGGCTGTCGACCATGCAACGTTGCAGCTCCTCGAACGGAAACACCGAGGCTTTGTCGTCGACGAACTCACACATGAAGAGATTGCGGAAATCCTCGGCACTGTTTTCCCGCTTCAGCGCGTCCAGGTCGAACAGGTCGCAGCCGCCGGCGAGCGCGTCCTCGATGGTGACAATCTGGCGCCACTGACCATCCCCGCACAGCATGCCGCTGGCGAGCGCCGCGTGGCTGATATCAATATCCACGCGCTCGGCTGCTGAGGTGCGGCCCTTGTTGAACAGCTCGCCAGACCAGAAAGGAAACGCGCCATGCCCGAGGGTGGAGGGCGTCGAGAAATAGGTCGAGCGCAAATGCTTCTGCGACGCCATGCCCGAGGCAACCTTACGCAGCCGCTGGAAATTGGGTATCCAGAAAATCTCATCGACATACAGGTCGCCGTTATGGCTCTGTGCGGTGTTTGAATTGGTGCCGAGAAAAATCAGTTTGGCGCCGTTATTGCCGATGACAATCGGATCGCCTGACAGCTCCACATCCACCCGGCGCGCAAACTGGGTGATGTATTCGCGGAACACATACGCCTGTGTTTTGGAGGCGGATAAAAATATCTGGTTATGGCCGGTTTCCAGCGCGCGCAGCAGCGCCTCGCGGGAAAAGTAGAACGTGGCGCCAATCTGGCGCGATTTTAGAATGTCACGAATGCGGTGCTCTAACCCGGCCCTGTGCCAGCGCAGCTGATAGTCGAAAGACTCCTCGAAAAAAATCTCCCTGAGTTTCTCAATCGCTTCATCACTGAAGAAATTCTTTTTCGGCTTGCGGCGGTCGCCTTTATTGCGGTTCGCCACGTTGGGATTTAAATCCGCCTCGTTGCCGGTCTGGCCGTAGCGGTTCACCCTGGCAAGGCGCTCCATCTGACGCGAAAGAAAATCCGCGACTTTAAAGTCATGCGCGGTCAGTTCGGGCTTTGCATAAAGCTGAATCAGTCGCGCCTCAAGCGTGTTCTCGACGCGTTGAATGGGCGCCGTCGCATCCCATCCGTCGCGCTGCTTCCAGCTCTGCACGGTGGGGCGTTTGATTTTCAGCATCTCCGCGATTTGTGGCACGGAAAAGCCCTGCCAATAGAGCAGCGCCGCCTGTCGTCGCGGGTCGTTTAAAAGCGTGGTGTCGGTGGTGATGGTCATGAAAGCCTCGCCGTAAGTGGTACACGGCAAGGCTACTTAAGCGCGCCCGGCGATTCGCTAAGGCGCTGTTGTGTGAGGGCTTATCCATCCGGGATTGATAGCGAAGGAAACGCGGCGCCGGGAAACTAACCGCGAACCCGTAACCCCACTATCAGGACTCCTGACAATGGCAAAAAAAGTCTCAAAATTCTTTCGTATCGGCGTCGAGGGCGATACATGCGACGGTCGCGTTATCAGCGCCGGCGATATTCAGGAAATGGCCGCGAGCTTTGATCCGCGCGTTTATGGTTGCCGCATCAACCTGGAGCACCTGCGCGGTATCCTGCCCGATGGCGTCTTTAACCGCTATGGCGATGTGGTCGAGCTGAAAGCCGAAAAGATTGATGACGATTCTGCGCTTAAAGGCAAATGGGCGCTGTTTGCGAAAATCGCCCCGCTCGATAACCTGGTCGACATGGTCGGCAAGGGCCAGAAGGTTTACACCTCAATGGAAATCCAGCCGAACTTTGCCAACAGCGGCAAATGCTATCTGGTCGGCCTGGCCGTGACTGACGATCCGGCAAGCCTCGGCACCGAATACCTCGAATTCTGCCGCACCGCCAAATCAAATCCCCTTAACCGCTTTAAAGCGAGCCCGGAAAATCTGATTTCCGCCGCCACCCTGGCGGAGCTGGAATTTGAAGACCAGCCCGAAACGGTTTTCACGGCGCTGACCGACAAGGTGAAAGCCATCTTCAGCCGCAAGCAGGCGAGCGACGATGCGCGCTTTAAAGACGTGCATGAAGCGGTGACCGCTGTCAGCGAGCATGTGCAGGAAAATCTGAGCGCCACCGAGCAGCGTATCGCCGCGATGGAAAACGCCTTCAGCGCGCTGAAGCAGGACGTGACCAGCCAGACCACACAGACCAGCCAGGCGCTCACCGACCTGAAAACCTCGCTCGACAACACCGAAAGCTTTACGCAGCCCCGCCGCACGCAGGCGACCGGCGGCGAAGGCGATTCGCTGTCGACCAACTGCTGACCGGCCGCGCCGGCACGCACACCCGTAAATTCACCTGATAACAGGAAAAAACATGCGCCAGGAAACCCGCTTTAAATTTAATGCCTACCTCTCCCGTATTGCCGAGCTGAACGGTATCGACGTCGGCGACGTGTCGAAAAAATTCAGCGTGCAGCCGTCGGTCACGCAAACCCTGATGGATACCGTGCAGGAATCCTCGGAGTTTCTGACGAAAATCAACATTGTGCCGGTGAGCGAACTCAAGGGCGAAAAGATTGGCGTCGGCGTTACCGGCTCCATCGCCAGCACGGCAGACACCGCAAATGGCCATGCCCGCGAAACCGGGGATTTCGCCGCGCTGGAGTCCAACAAGTACGAGTGCGATCAGATTAACTTCGACTTTCACCTGCGCTACAAAACCCTCGACCTGTGGGCGCGTTTTCAGGATTTCCAGCTGCGTATCCGCAACGCCATCATCAAGCGCCAGGCGCTCGATTTCATCATGGCCGGCTTCAACGGCGTGAAGCGTGCGCCAACGTCTGACCGCGCTGAAAACCCGCTGCTTCAGGATGTGGCGGTGGGCTGGCTTCAGAAATACCGCACCCAGGCACCGGCGCGCGTGATGAATAAGGTCACGGCTGAAAGCGGTGAGGTTGTGTCTGACGTGATCCGCGTCGGCAAGGGCGGCGACTATGAAAACCTCGACGCGCTGGTCATGGATGCCACCAACACCATGATTGCGCCGTGGCACCAGGAAAACCCGGATATGGTGGTTATCTGCGGTCGTCAGCTGCTGGCCGACAAATACTTCCCGCTGGTCAATAAGCAGCAGGATAACAGTGACCTGCTGGCCGCTGACGTCATTGTCAGCCAGAAACGCATCGGTAACCTGCCGGCGGTGCGCGTGCCGTATTTCCCGCCGGATGCGCTGATGATCACCACGCTGGAAAACCTCTCTATCTACTTCATGGATGAGAGCCACCGCCGCGTTATCGAGGAAAACGCGAAGCTCGACCGCGTGGAGAACTACGAGTCGATGAATATCGATTACGTGGTGGAAGACTACGCCGCCGGCTGCCTGGTGGAACACATCAAGGTTGGCACCTTCACCACGGCCGCGCCGGACGTGAAGGAAACCGCAACGCCAGCGCAGGAAGGCTAAGCCATGACGAGCCCCGCACAGCGTCACATGATGCGGGTCTCGGCCAGTGAAACCGCGCAGCGGCAGGATAACCCGCTGCGCCATGCCACTGCTTACGAGCAGATGCTGGTTAAGCTGGCCGCCGACCAACGCACCCTTAAACAAATCCATTCCACCGAGCGCAAGGCGGAGAAAAAGCGCGAGCTGCTGCCGTTCTATCAGCCGTGGGTCACCGGCGTACTTGAGCAGGGCAAAGGCGCGCAGGACGACATTCTGATGACGGTCATGCTCTGGCGTCTCGATGCCGGCGACATTGCCGGCGCGCTCGATATCGCCCGCTATGCCCTGCGCTACGGCCTGACCATGCCCGGCCAGCACCGCCGCGCGCCCGCGTACCTCTTTACCGAGGAGGTGGCGCTCGCCGCGATGCGCGCCCATGCCGCCGGCGAGGCGGTCAGCACTGCGCTTCTGACCGATACGCTGGCGCTCACGCAGGCCGCGGATATGCCCGACCAGGTACGCGCGAAGCTGCATAAAGTCACCGGACTTGTGCTGCGCGATGCCGGCGAGCCCGCCGCCGCGCTGGAGCACCTGCGCCGCGCGATGCAGCTTGACGCACAGGCCGGCGTGAAAAAAGAGATTGAGCGCCTCGACCGGGAGCTGCAACCGAAACCCGCCAGGCCGGCGGCAAAGACCGCCTCGCCCCGTAAAAAGACAACGCGATCCGCGACGCCCGCAAAACGTGGTCGCCCGAGGAAAAACGCCGTTTAACAGAATGCGCCACGCGCCAGGGCGGCACGCCGGTCAATGCGGGTTTTACCCGGTCTGCGACCGGCGTCCACCGCCCACCCTGACAGGAGAAAGTAATGATGCGGATTATCAGCGGCGAGGAGCAGCCTGGCGGGCCGGCAGACCTCACGCCGCCCGGTGATGAGCCGGTGATTAAGAACACCCCGTTTTTTCCCGACGTGGAGCCGAAGCGGGTACGCGAGCTGATGCGCCTTGAACAGACCTTTTCGCCGGCGCGCGTTCGCGAGGCCATCTGTGCCGGCATCGCTGAAACCAACGCCGAACTGACGGAATACCGCCGCACGCAGCAGGCCGCAGGCTTCAAGCGTCTTGCTGACGTGCCGGCGGATGTGCTCGACGGCGAGAGCGTGCGGATTTTCCTGTATCTGCGTGCCGTCAGTGCGATGGCGACCGCCTCGCTTTACGGGCGCTATCGCGGCGCCGACGCCAGCGGTAAAGGGGATAAAAAAGCCGACAGCATCGACAGTACGGTCGATGAACTGTGGCGGGATATGCGCTGGTCAGTGGCCCGCCTTCAGGACAGGCCACACTGCATCATAGGGCAAATTTGATGAAAACCTTCGCGTTACAGGGCGACACGCTCGATGCGATCTGTGCGCGCCATTACGGGCGCACCGAGGGGGTTGTCGAGACGGTACTCATCGCCAATCCGGGCCTTGCCGAACTCGGCGCCGTTCTGCCGCACGGCACGGCGGTCGAGCTGCCTGATATCGCGCCGGCGCCCGCCGCTGAGAGCATCAACTTATGGGATTAACCATGGAAAAAATCAGCACCTTTTTAGCCTACTGGCTTTCTGTCCTGCTGGCCTTCTTCGGCGCCATGACACCGCAGGACGTCGCCGCCTATTTCGGCATGTGCGGCGTCGCCGTCACTGTGGTCGTGAACTGGTATTACCGGCGCCAGGCGATGCTGTTCCTCACCACGCGCGCAAGCAAAGAGGAGGTTATCCGTGAACTCAGTCGTTAAACGCTGTGCCGTGGGCGCCGTACTGGCGCTGGCCGCGCTGCTGCCCGATTACGGGCGCCTGCATACCTCACCGCAGGGGCTCGCGCTGATTGGCGATCTGGAGGGGTGCCGCCTGAAGCCCTACCAGTGCAGCGCCGGCGTCTGGACGTCGGGCATCGGTCACACGGCGGGAGTGGTGCCGGCGCGGGATATCACCGAACGCGAGGCCGCCGTGAACCTGGTCGGCGACGTGCTGAAGGTGGAGAAAGCGCTCGCGGTCTGCGCGCCGGTCGTCATGCCGCAGCCGGTTTATGACGCGGTGGTCAGTTTTTCTTTTAACGTCGGCACCGGCGCGGCCTGCCGGTCAACGCTGGTTTCCTATCTTAAGCGCCATCAGTGGTGGCAGGCGTGTAACGAGCTGTCGCGCTGGGTGTATGTCAACGGCGTGCGCAACCCCGGTCTTGAAAACCGCCGCACCCGTGAGCGGGCGCTGTGCCTGAAAGGAGCACTATGAAAACGATGATCGTGTTACTTCTGCTGGCGCTCGCCGGTCTGGTCTGGCTGGGGCGGGAAAACAGCACGCTCGCGCGAAGCTTTGAAAAGGCTAACCACGTGGCCGACGGGCAGAAAACACAAATCGGGATGCTGAAAAATCAGCTCAACGTGGCCGTCAGCCTGGCGGATAAAAACGAGCGGGCGCAGGTGACGCTGCGCGGCCAGCTCGACGCCGCGCGCGAGGCGGCGCAGCGACAGGAGCAGACCATCATGAGGTTACTCAATGAAAACGACGAATTTCGCCGCTGGTATCACACTGATTTGCCTGACGCTGTGCGCCGGGTGCACCAACGCCCCGCCTGCGCCTCTGCCAGTCACTGTTTACAACGCCTGCCCGAAAGTCAGCCTGTGCCCGATGCCGGGCAGCGACCCGGTCACTAACGGTGATCTGAGTGCGGATATCCGTCGCCTGGAGCGCGCGCTGGAGAGCTGCGCGCTTCAGGTGGAAGCCGTGAAACACTGCCAGGATGAAACTGATGAAAAAGCCCGAGAGCCTGCGAAAAGCCCTGACTGATGCGCTGCCGGTGCTGCGTACTAACCCGGATATGCTGCGCCTGTTTATCGACAACGGCCAGATTGCCGCCACGCTCGCCGCCTCGCTGTCGTTTGAAAACCGCTACACGCTGAATGTGGTCGTAACCGATTACACCGGCGATATTAACCTGCTGCTTGTGCCGGTGGCTGCGTGGTTACGGGAAAATCAGCCCGATATCATGACCACGGACGACGGCATGAAAAAGGGGTTTACCTGGTATGCGGATATCAACAACGACAGCAGCGTCGACGTCAGCATCAGCCTTTTAATCAGTGAGCGCACGCTGGTTAAAGAGGCGGATGGTGCGCTGTATGTCACGGACATACCCGAGCCGCCACCGCCGGAGCCGGTCACGCGTCCGGTTGAGCTTTATATCAACGGTGAATTTGTGAGTCGCTGGCATGAGTGATTTCAGCCCGTTTGAAAAGCGGCTTTCCGCGCTGATTGCCGCCCTGTCACCGGCGGGCCGGCGCCGGATGGCGCAGGATATCGCAAAGAAGCTGCGCACGCGGCAGCAGCAGCGTATTAAGGCGCAGAAAGCCCCGGACGGCAGCGCCTACACCCCGCGGCGGGAACAGCCCGCCCGCGCTAAAAAGGGGCGGGTAAAGCGCGAAATGTTCGCGAAGCTTCGCACCAACCGGTTTATGAAAGCCAACGGCAGCAGCGATGCCGCCGTGGTGGAATTCACCGGTAAGGTGCAGCGCATCGCGCGGGTGCATCAGTACGGCCTGAAAGATAAGCCTGGGCGCAACGGCAGGGCGGTTCAGTATCCGGCGCGCCCTTTGCTCGGGTTTGATGAGGGCGACCGGCAAGCAGTGGAGGGACTCATTATTTCCAGGCTTTCTGAATGAAATTGCATTAGTAAAAGATGGTGACTTTTGCTGTCAAATAAGGCACTGATTGTCAGATTTATCGAAACGCGGAAAAGCCATATGAATTTAGCATTTTCCGCGTAATGCTAATAATTTTATGGCTGCAAATCATTAATGCTAGCGTGGATTTTTGTTTAACCAGCACTGGGTTTGATAAATTCTTCTGTAAGGCCGCTTTTCTTAAGGGATTCCTGTACTTTGATTAAAGCTTGACGTGAATCCGCTGCTAATTGAGCAGCCGCTTCTGTATCCTTTGACATACTGGAAATGCCCAGTAATTCATTTCGGAGCTCTTTAGGTATTTCATTGTAAAAATAATTTGCCCAATAGTATGCGTGAGTGTCACCAAATTTCTCAAAGCCAGCTTTAGCTGTGGGGGCTAGCTCAATGATTATATTTTTGATGGCGTCTTTTTTAAAAAAATCAGGGGGCGTCTTTACAACAGGCAGGCTGAGCACCTTCATAATGATAACAGCATTAAAAATTATAGTCTGATAGGTATCAAACGTTTTTCTTACTCGCTCACCCAGATATAACTCCGTCATAGTTCTATCAAACTGTCCATAAGCTGACATTTTTTCATCTATATCAATAGCGCCAATAAGAGCATTAATGAATTCATTGATTTGAGGGTCGTCTCTTTTTTTTACTATTTCATCAATCTTAAGTACCTTTAAATATTCAACAAAAATATTAAGTTGGCCAAGGGATTGGCGCATGCGCATTAGTGCTTCAGCTGCTTCGAAGCGTTTGGACTGAAGTGCCGAGTCTCTTTCTCGACGAGCTGAACTCATAAATGCTCTAATTTGCTCAATCTCTTTTTCATTCTCTCTTATTTCTGCTTTGAAATTTTCAAGCTTCTTTTCAAAGCGATGTTCTATAGATTTACCGATAAACTTTGTCAGTGATGAACGCGTAAAGTATAAAATGGCACCCAATACCGTCGCGGATGTCAAAACACTTACTATCCATTTTAAAATTTCGTTAAGCATATGTGCTCCATGTCAGGCTGGCAGTACGGGGATAGGTTGGCAGGGAGATTTTATTCTATAAAGATGACTCTATGAAAGGCTGTATCTCAAAGTCAAATTTAACTTATCAACTCTCTTAACAAGCCTTGTTGTGTAACAGCCCATCGAACTCGACTACCTTGTCGCGAGTCTTGCCCACCGGCATCCTTCCCCTCATGAATACGCTCAACTCCTTCAGTGAACTTGCCCGCCTGCTGCGCAACATGATCCGCACCGGCGTCATCGTCTCGGTGGATACTGACGCGGGGCGCTGTCGCGTGCAGACCGGGAAAAACGTGACCGACTGGTTGCAGTGGCTTACCCACCGCGCCGGACGTTCGCGCACCTGGTGGGCGCCGTCGGTCGGTGAACAGGTGCTTATCCTCGCCGTGGGCGGCGAGCTCGATACCGCGTTTGTGCTGCCGGGCATTTTCTCTGACGACAACCCGCCGCCGTCGGCCTCCGCTGACGCCGTTCACCTCGCCTTTCCTGACGGGGCAGCTATTGAGTACGAGCCCGCAAGCGGTGCGCTTAAGGTTTCCGGCATTCAGACGGCCAGCATCAGCGCTGCGAAATCCGCAACCGTGACCGTGCCGGTCGTTACCGTCACCGCCTCCACACGTATCACTCTCGATACGCCGGAAGTGGTGTGCACCAACAAACTCATCACCGGCACCCTTGAGGTGCAGAAAGGCAGCACGATGAAAGGCAACATCCAGCACAGCGGCGGCGCGCTCACCTCCAACGGTGTGCAGGTTGACGAGCACAGTCACGGTGGCGTTCAGCACGGCGGAAGCTGGACGGAGGGCACGAAATGACAGCTCGTTACAGCGGCATGAGCCGCGACACCGGCATGACGCTCACCGATGCGGCGCATATCAGCCAGAGCATCCGCGACATTCTCACGACGCCAGTCGGCTCGCGCGTGATGCGCCGCGATTACGGCTCGCTGCTGTCGATGCTGATTGACCAGCCACAAAATCAGGGGCTGCGCCTGCAAATTATGTCGGCGTGCTACATGGCGATCCTGAAGTGGGAGCCGCGCGTACGCCTGACCGGACTCACTTTTGAAACCCGCTTTAACGGTGAAATGGTTGTGGAAATCAGCGGCCAGCGCACCGACACGGGCGGCGATATTTCCTTAACCATTCCTGTGAGCTGATAACCATGCCGACCATTGACCTGAGCCAGCTACCCGCCCCCGATGTGGTCGAGGAGCTCGATTTTGAAACCATTCTTGCCGAGCGAAAGGCGACGCTGATTTCCCTGTATCCCGAGGAGGAGCAGGCCGCTGTCGCGGGCACGCTGGCGCTGGAATCTGAGCCCATTGTGAAGCTGCTTCAGGAAAATGCTTACCGGGAGGTTATCTGGCGTCAGCGGGTTAACGAGGCGGCACGCGCCGTGATGCTCGCCTATGCCAGCGGGAGCGATCTGGACGTGAGCGCCGGTAACCTCAACACCGCCCGTCTGACCATCACGCCGGCGGATGAGTCCACGCTCCCGCCAGCGCCCGCCGTGATGGAAAGCGACACCGATTTTCGTCTGCGCGCGCAGCAGGCGTTTGAGGGGTTAAGCGTGGCCGGGCCGGTCGGTGCGTATGAATATCACGGACGCAGCGCCGACGGGCGTGTCGCGGATGTGTCGGTGGTAAGCCCGTCGCCGGCCTGCGTCACCGTGACGGTGCTGTCACGCGATAACGACGGCGTGGCCGATGCCGCCCTGCTGGCCGTGGTTGACCGTGCGCTCAATGCCGAAGACGTGCGCCCGGTGGGCGACCGGGTGACGGTGCAGGCCGCCGAGATTGTGCCGTATGCCATTCATGCAACGCTCTATCTTTATCCCGGCCCGGAAGCGGAGCCGATCCGCCAGGCTGCCGAGAGCAAGCTTAAAACCTACATCACCACGCAGCACCGGCTCGGGCGGGATATCCGCCTGTCAGCGATTTACGCCGCGCTGCATGTGGAAGGCGTGCAGCGGGTGGAGCTGGCAAGCCCGGCCGCCGATCTCGCACTCGGCAAACATCAGGCGTCGCTGTGCACCGATTACTCGCTGACGGTCGGGGGCTCGGATGAGTGATAACCGCCTGTTGCCGGTGGGCTCCTCGCCGCTTGAGGTGGCCGCCGCGAAAGCGTGCGCGGAGATTACCCGCGTGCCGGTGCCGCTGCGCACCCTGTGGAATCCCGCCACATGTCCGGTAAACCTGCTGCCTTATCTCGCCTGGGCGCTGTCGGTTGACCGCTGGGATGAGCGCTGGAGCGAGACTACAAAACGCAGCGTTATCGCTGCCTCGTTTTACGTGCACAAGCATAAAGGCACCATCAGCGCGCTGCGTCGTGTCGTCGAGCCGCTCGGCTACCTGATTGACGTGCGCGAGTGGTGGCAGCTCAACGAAACACCCGGCACGTTTCGTCTTGTGGTGGGCGTGCTCGATAACGGCATCACCGAAGAAATGTATCAGGAGCTTGAGCGCCTGATCTCGGATGCCAAACCCGCAAGCCGGCACCTGACCGGGCTCAATATCAGCCTGAGCGCTGACGGCGCGGCTTTTGTCGGGGCGGCCAGCTACAGCGGCGACACGCTCACCGTTTACCCCTATTTACCCGAGGAAATCACCGTGGGCGGCACGCTAAGCGCCGGCGCGGCGGTTCATTTAATCGATAACCTGAGAGTGACTGCATGACCGCAAAATATTTTGCTCTTCTGACCAACCAGGGCGCGGCGCGGCTGGCGAATGCGGCCGCGCTGGGTACGAAACTTAACCTGACGCAGCTCGCCGTCGGTGACGGCGGCGGAAGCCTGCCGGTGCCGGATACGACGCAGACCCGGCTGATTAACGAAAAGCGCCGCGCACCGCTGAATATGCTGTCGGTCGACCCGGTGAACACAAGCCAGATTATTGCCGAGCAAATCATCCCGGAAAGCGAGGGCGGCTACTGGATTCGCGAAATCGGGCTGTATGACGATGCCGGCGTGCTGATTGCCGTGGCGAACTGCCCGGAAACCTACAAGCCGCAGCTTCAGGAGGGCAGTGGGCGCACGCAGACCATTCGCCTGGTGCTAATTGTCTCGGCAACCGACGCCGTGGCGCTGAAAATCGATCCGTCGGTGGTGCTGGCGACCCGTAAATATGCCGACGATAAAGCGATTGAGGTGAAGCTGTATATCGATCAACTGATGGAGCAGCACGTTAAAGCCGCCGATCCGCATACGCAGTACGCCCCGAAAGCGTCACCGGTTTTTACCGGTAAGCCGACGGCCCCGACGCCGGCGCAGACGTCTAACGACGCGCAGCTTGCCACTACGGCTTTTGTGCAGGCCGGACTCGCGACAAAAGCCCCGCTGGCAAGCCCGGCCCTGACCGGCACGCCGACCGCACCAACGGCAGCGCAGACGGTAAACAACGGCCAGATTGCCACCACGGCTTTTGTGAAAGCCGCGATTGCCGCGCTGGTTGCCAGCTCCCCGGCGGCACTGGACACCTTAAGCGAGCTGGCCGCTGCGCTCGGTAATGATGCGAACTTTGCCGCCACCATGACAAAAGCGCTGGCCGGCAAGCAGCCGCTTGACGGTACGCTGACTGATTTATCCGGCAAGGATGCGGCGGCGATTATCAGCTATCTCGGGCTGGGGAGTGCGGCGAAACTTAATGTCGGTAACGCGGCAGGGCAAATCCCTGATATGAGCTTTTTCCTGTCCGGCCAGAACTGGTTCAAGCTGCCAGGCGGAATTATCGTGCAGGCTTTCAGCAGTTTTATTTATTCCACGGACAGCGACGGTACTGCCATAACCTTTCCCGTTTCTTTTCCCGATACGGTAATGGGGCTCAGCGTCCTGTGGTCGGACTCCTCACCCACAGCAGCACCAACATTCAAATACAACGCAAAGCTTTCTGATAAATCAAAGGCTTTAGTGAAAGTAACTAACGGTACGGGCAGTTTTGGCTGCCTGTTTATTGCGGTTGGTCGCTAAGGCTCAGGCAGGAATAAACGATGAAAATGTATTTCTCACAAGCAACACAGGGCTTTTATGCGCAAGGAGTTTCGACACTTCCTGAGGATGCCCATGAAATTGATATTGCGGAATGGCAGTCACTGGTAGCCGGGCAGGCAGAGGGAAAGCGTATTGACTTTACCACGCTACCACCCTGCCTGAAGGAAAGGGAAATTACCCGCGATGATGAAATCATGCTCGCCGAACAAAAGAGAGCGCAGCTTATTGATAATGCCAACACTGTCATGAATAACAGTCAGTGGCCTGGCAAAGCGGCGCTGGGGCGGCTTAAGGAAAATGAACGGGTATCATACGGCGTATGGCTCGACTATCTGGAAGCGCTCGAAGCGGTCGACACGTCACGCGCGCCGGATATTACATGGCCTGAGCCACCGGCAAGATCCGGCGAGTAATTATCCTGTTGTACCAGCTCCCCGCCAACCCGCATGAATAGCCCGCTGCCCCGGCGGGCCTGAAAATAACACTCACCCCTAACCCCCACGGAGTTAACCGGATGAGTGATTACCATCACGGCGTTCAGGTCGTCGAAGTCAACGACGGCACGCGCGTCATTTCCACTGTTTCCACGGCGATTATCGGCATGGTCTGTACGGCCAGCGATGCCGATGCCGCCACTTTTCCCCTTAACGTGCCGGTACTGATTACCAACGTGCAGAGCGCCATCGCCAAAGCCGGCAAAAAAGGCACGCTGGCCGCTGCCCTTCAGGCCATCGCTGACCAGGCAAAACCCGTCACCGTTGTAGTGCGCGTGGCTGAAGGCACCGGTGACAGCGAGGAGGCGCTCACGCAGACCGTCTCAAACATCATCGGCGGTACGGATGAAAACGGCCAGCTCACCGGCATGAAAGCGCTGCTGACCGCCGAGGCGGTGACCGGCGTTAAGCCGCGCATTCTCGGCGTGCCGGGCTTTGACACGCTGGAGGTGGCGGTCGCGCTTGCTTCCATTTGTCAGAAGCTGCGCGCGTTCGGCTACGTCAGCGCATGGGGCTGTAAAACTGTCTCTGACGTCATCGCCTACCGTAAAAACTTCGGCCAGCGCGAACTGATGCTCATCTGGCCGGACTTTATTGCCTGGAACACCACGACCAGCGCCAGCGATACCGCCTTCGCCACGGCGCGCGCGCTCGGCCTGCGCGCCAGAATCGACCAAGAAACGGGCTGGCATAAAACGCTCTCCAACGTCGCCGTTAACGGCGTGACCGGCATCAGCGCGTCGGTGTTCTGGGATTTGCAGGAGCCAGGCACCGATGCCGACCTGCTGAACCAGGCCGGCGTCACGACGCTTATCCGCAAAGACGGTTTCCGCTTCTGGGGTAACCGCTGCTGTTCAGACGATCCGCTGTTCCTGTTTGAGAACTACACCCGCACCGCGCAGGTGCTCGCCGACACTATCGCCGAGGCGCACATGTGGGCGATGGATAAACCGGTCACGCCGACGCTTATCCGCGACATCGTGGACGGCATCAACGCCAAATTCCGCGAGCTGAAAACCGCCGGCTATATCGTCGATGCGCAGTGCTGGGTGGATGAGTCGGCAAACGACAAAGAAACCCTGAAAGCCGGCAAGCTGATGATTGACTACGACTACACGCCGGTCCCGCCGCTGGAGAACCTGACGCTGCGCCAGCGCATCACTGACAAATACCTGGCGAATCTGGTTTCGTCAGTGGCTAACGCTTAAGGAGCAAAAAGCACATGGCACTTCCGCGCAAGCTCAAATACATGAACCTGTTTAACGACGGCCTGAGCTATCTCGGCGTCGTGAAGTCGGTCACCCTGCCGAAGCTGACCCGCAAGCTGGAGAACTATCGCGGCGCCGGTATGAACGGCAGCGCCCCGGTTGATTTCGGTCTCGATGATGACGCGCTCTCGATGGAGTGGACGCTCGGCGGCTTTCCCGATGAATCTATCTGGTCGCAGTACGGCGCCGTCGGTGCCGATTCGGTGGCCCTGCGCTTTGCCGGCTCCTACCAGCGCGACGACACCGGCGAAACGGTGGCCGTTGAGGTGGTGATGCGTGGCCGCCACAAGGAAATCGACAGCGGCGAAGGCAAACAGGGCGAAGACACCGAAACCAAAATCAGCACGCAGTGCACCTATTTCAAACTCACCATGAACGGCAAAGAGCTTGTTGAAATCGACACCGTGAACATGGTCGAGAAGGTGAACGGCGTTGATCGTCTGGAGCAGCACCGCCGCAATATCGGGCTGGCCTGATATAACCCGGTCAGCATCTGCTGGCCGGCTCTTTTAACGTATCCATAAAGCGAGAACGTCATGACTCAACTTAATGAAAATACTGTCACCCTGGTAAACCCGGTTAAACGTGGCGAGCAGGAAATCAGCACCCTTACCGTTATCAAACCCAATGCCGGCACGCTGCGCGGTGTGGGGCTGGCCGCGCTGGCAAACTGTGAAGTGGATGCGCTAATTAAAGTGCTGCCGCGCATGACCTACCCGAACCTTACCGAGCAGGAAGTCATCGCGCTGGAGCTTCCCGACCTGCTGGCGCTTGCCGGGAAGGTTGTCGGTTTTTTGTCGCCGACTTCGGAAGCCTAACGTTCCCGGAACATTTTTCGACGGACGATCTGATAGCGGATATCGCGGTGATTTTTCACTGGCCGCTGTCAGAGCTCTTTTCCCTGAGCGTGTCCGAGCTCATCACATGGCGCGAAAAGGCGCTCCAGCGAAGCGGAAACATGAATGAGTGAAAACGTAAAGCTACAGGTCTTTCTGAAGGCGGTAGACCAGGCGACGCGCCCGTTCAAGCACATCGAGACGGCGAGCAAAGCACTCGCGGGTGAGATTCGCGGCACGCAGAACACCCTGCGCGAGCTCAACGCGCAGGCCGGGAAAATTGACGGTTTCCGTAAGGCCAGCGCGCAGCTTGCGGTGACCGGGCAGTCACTGGAGAAAGCGAAGGCGGAGGCGGAAGCGCTGGCGACGCAGTTCAGGAACACCCAAAAGCCGACGCTGGCGCAGGGCCGCGCGATGGAATCCGCGAAACGCAAGGCGGAGTCGCTCCAGGCCAAATACAACAGTCTGAGCCAGTCAGTCGCGCGCCAGAAAGACGAGCTCGGGAAAGCCGGGATTAATACCCGCAGCCTGGCCGCCGGTGAGCAGCGTCTTAAAACCAGCATCAGCGAAACCACGGCGCAGCTTGCCAGGCAGCGCGAGGCGCTGGCCCGCGTCAGTGCGCAGCAGGAAAAACTGAACGCGGTTAAGGCGCGCTACCAGAAAGGCAAGGAGCTTGCCGGGAGCGCTGCCGGTGCCGGTGCCGCTGCCGTAGGGATGGCGACAACCGGCATTGTGGCCGGCACGGCGCTGATGCGCCCCGGCTATGAGTTTGCGCAGAAAAACTCCGAGTTACAGGCCGTGCTCGGTGTGGAAAAGCAGTCGCCGGAAATGCAGGCACTGCGCAACCAGGCGCGCCAGCTCGGCGACAATACTGCCGCCTCGGCGGATGATGCGGCCGCCGCGCAGATTATCATAGCCAAAGCGGGTGGTAATGCCGCGGCTATACAGGCGGCAACACCCGTCACGCTGAATATGTCGCTCGCCAACCGGCAGACGATGGAGGAAAACGCGCAGTTACTGCTGGGTACAAAAAACGCCTTCCAGTTATCGAATGACAAGGTTGCTCATATTGGCGATGTGCTTTCCGCCACGATAAACAAATCGGCCGCTGATTTTCAGGGGCTAAGCGATGCAATGACCTATCTGGCACCCGTTGCGCGTGCCGCCGGGGTCAGCCTCGAAGAAGCCGCAGCAATGACGGGCGTGCTTCACGATAACAACATTACTGGCTCTATGGCCGGCACGGGGAGCTCGGCGGTAGTCACCCGATTACAGGCTCCTACTGGTGAGGCTTTCAACGCGCTAAAAGAGCTGGGGATTCAGACCGCAGACAGCAAAGGCAATATGCGGCCTGTCTTTACTATCCTGAAGGAAATCAACGCGAGCTTTGCCAGACATAAGCTCGGGAACGCGCAGCAGGGCGAATACCTTAAAACCATTTTTGGCGAGGAAGCGCTTAAGTCAGCAAATGCTCTTTTGCAGGGCGCGACTTCCGGCAAGCTCGATAAGCTGGCCGCAGCTCTGAAAGCATCCGACGGGAAAACGGAGGAGCTGGTCAAGGTGATGCAGGACAACCTCGGCGGCGATTTTAAAGAGTTTCAGTCGGCGTATGAGGCGGTCGGCACAGACCTTTTCGACCAGCAGGAAAGCTCACTGCGCAAACTGGTGCAGACCGCGACCCGTTACGTGCTGCGCCTCGATAACTGGATTAAAGATAACAAGGCACTGGCAGGCACCTTGACCACGATTGCCGGTGTGGCAACTGCCGTGATCGGCGTTGTGGGGGCTATCGGGCTGGTTGCCTGGCCGGTTGTTACCGGGATAAATGCGATCATCGCGGTGGCTGGCAGTCTCGGCACCATCTTCACCGCCGTCGGGGGCGCGATTGCCACTGCCATTGGCGCGCTCACCTGGCCGATTGTGGCCGTGGTGGCGGCCATCGTCGCCGGCGCGCTCCTGATCCGCAAATACTGGCAACCTATCAGCGCCTTTTTCGGCGGCGTGATGGACGGACTGCGCGCGGCGTTCGGGCCGGTGGGCGAGCTGTTCGCGCCCTTTAAGCCGGTGTTTACCTGGCTTGGTGAAAAGCTCCAGGCGGTGTGGCAGTGGTTTAAAAACCTTATCGAGCCGGTGCAGTCGAGTAAGGAAACGCTCGACAGCTGCCGCAGCGCCGGCGAGCGCTTCGGTAAGGGTCTCGCCGATGCGCTGCTGCTGCCGCTTAAGGCTTTTGACAAGCTGCGCGAAGGCATTACGTGGGTGCTGGAAAAGCTCGGCATAGTTAACAAGGAATCCGACGCGCTCGATGCCAGAGCCGAAAAGGCAAATGCGGTCGCCTCGCGTGCAGGCGGTATGAGTGGTGCCGCGGCGGCACACGTGCCGGCGGGCATGTTCGGCCAGTCACCGGCCTATCAGGCTTATCAGCCGGTCAGCGCGGCGGGTGGACGTTCTTATATCGACCAGAGCCGCAACCACTACAACATTTCTGTAGCCGGCGGTGCGGGTGCCGGCGGCGCGCCTCTTGCCCAGCAGATGCGCGAGGAGCTGGAGCGTATCGAACGGGAGAAGCGCGCACGCAGCCGCGCCAGTATGGGCCATGACGGTTAAGGAGACTGCACGATGATGCTTGTGCTCGGGATGTTTGTGTTTATGCGTCAGACGCTGCCTTATCAGAGTATGCAGCGGTCGGTCGATTACCGGTGGCCGTCCAACAGTCGCATAGGCCGGCGGCCCTCTTTTCAGTTCCTCGGCGTGGAGGAGGAGAAAATCACGCTGAACGGCACGCTTTACCCGGAAATTACCGGCGGCAAGCTGTCGTTGAAAGCGGTCGAGCTGATGGCGGAAGAAGGCAAAGCCTGGCCGCTGATGGACGGCACCGGCGTTATTTACGGGCTGTTTGTGATTAACAGTGTGGAGACAACCGGCACCGAGTTTTTTTCTGACGGCTCGCCGCGAAAAATCGATTTTGTCCTGACGCTGACCCGCGTCGATGATTCACTCGCCGCGCTTTATGGCGACCTGAGTCAGCAGGCGCAGACACTTGTCGGCAAAGCCGGCGACGCCCTGCAGAAAGTGAAAACGGTGGCGGGAGGGTTTTTCTGATGCTGTCCGATTTTTACAACGGCGCCGGCGCAGGCATGACGCCGGCTTATATGCTGAGGATAAACACGAAAGATATCACGACGGTAATCAGCGAGCGTCTCCTGAGCCTGACGCTGACCGATAACCGCGGCTTTGAGGCTGACCAGCTCGATATTGAGCTCGACGATGCCGACGGCCAGCTTGAGCTGCCTATCCGGGGAGCGGTGCTGACGCTGTTCATGGGCTGGCAGGGCGAGGCGCTTATCGGGAAAGGCGATTTTACCGTCGATGAAATTGAACACCGGGGCGCGCCGGACACCCTGACCATCCGGGCGCGCAGCGCGGATTTTCGCGGCACCCTTAACTCGCGCCGGGAGGAGTCCTATCACGACACCACGCTCGGCGCCGTGGTGGAAACCATCGCCACCCGCAACAAACTGAAGGCCCGGATAGCGCCTGAGCTGGCGCGCATCCCTGTTTCGCATATCGACCAGGCGCAGGAGAGCGACGCCAAATTCCTGACCCGGCTTGCGGAGCGCAACGGCGCCGAGGTGGCGATAAAAGCCGGCGTGCTGATGTTTATTAAAGCCGGTGCCGGCATGACGGCAGGTGGTAAGGCGATCCCGCAAATCACCATCACCCGCAGCGACGGTGACCGCCACCAGTTCGCCATCGCTGACCGTGGCGCCTATACCGGCGTGACGGCTAAATGGTTGCACACCAAAGACCCGAAGCCCAAAGAGGTAAAGGTAAAACGCAAGCCTAAGGTTAAGCACCTGCGCGCGCTGGAGCACCCCAAAGCCACGAAGAAAAAAAAGGAGAAGAAGGAGCCGGAGGCCAGAGAAGGCGAATACATGGCCGGCGAAGCGGATAACGTGTTTGTACTGACGACAACTTACGCCTCAAAAGCCCAGGCGATGCGTGCGGCCCAGGCGAAGTGGGATAAGTTACAGCGTGGCGTGGCGGAGTTTTCCATCACCCTGGCGCGTGGCCGCGCCGAGATTTACCCGGAAACGCCGGCAAAGGTGAGCGGCTTTAAGCGCATCATAGACGAGCAGGACTGGACGATCACAAAGGTAACGCACTCGCTGAATAACAGCGGTTTTGTTACAGCGCTGGAACTGGAGGTGAAGCTGTCAGACGTGGAATATGACGCAGATGCAGATATAGAATAATTCAGTTCTCAAAAAGTGAAATATTGAGTATCATTTATTCACTTTTTGGGGATTAAGAGGCGTAACATGTTCCATTGTCCAAAATGCCAGCACGCGGCGCATGCGCGCACCAGTCGCTATCTCAGCAGTAATACCAAAGAGCGTTATCATCAGTGCACTAATATAAACTGTAGCTGCACATTTGTTACGATGGAGTCTATAGAGCGCTTTATAGTTACACCCGGAACAGTAATGCCTGCACCACCGCATCCTGTTGTGGGTGGTCAACATCCATTATGGCTCTGATAAATTACCCGCCGCGCGCGGGTTTTTTTATGCCTTCAGTAAAGAGTCAGCAAAAAATCCACCGCCACTTTATCGCCACTCAAAAACATGACAACAAAAAAGCCACCCTTGCGAGGTGGCTTAATTATATGATTTTAAAGCTAAAATTTGGTGGCCCCTGTTGGGTTTGAACCAACGACCAAGCGATTATGAGTCGCCTGCTCTAACCACTGAGCTAAGGGGCCGTGGCGCTGGATTATAAAGTAACTGGCGACGCCAATCCAGTCTCGGTGTCGCGGCTGCTGAATTTGTAAGCAGGCGCGGCGTAAGGCTTTATACTTTACAGATCCGAGAGTTAACAGGAGAGGACATGATTAACGATATTCTTGAGCCGGGTCTGCGGGTGGTCTTTTGCGGGATCAATCCGGGAAAGTCGTCGGCGCATACGGGCTTTCATTTTGCGCATCCGGGTAATCGCTTCTGGAAGGTTATTCATCTGGCCGGATTTACGGATCGCCAGCTGAAGCCCGAGGAAGAGCGCCATTTGCTGGATACGCGCTGCGGCATCACGAAACTTGTGGAACGCCCGACGGTGCAGGCGAACGAAGTGGACGTGAAAGAATTGCATGAAGGCGGGCGTAATCTCATTAAAAAAATCGAGGATTTCCAGCCAGATGCGCTCGCGGTGCTGGGCAAAAAAGCCTATGAGCAGGCATTCAGTCAGCGCGGTGTGAAGTGGGGTAAACAGAAGCTTAAAATCGGTAAGACGGAAATTTGGGTGCTGCCTAACCCAAGTGGGCTGAATCGCGCTTCGCTCGATAAGCTGGTGGAAGCCTACCGTGAGCTCGACGACGCGCTGGTGGCGCGCGGCAGATAA